CGCTATTTGCGAATAGCGAATGGAGAATAGCGGACTCGAACCGCTGACATCCTGCTTGCAAAGCAGGCGCTCTACCAACTGAGCTAATTCCCCTGGCGGCCATTTTGTTAAAGAGGTATAGCCGAACCCCTGATTTGGAATAGAGTTTGGACCCCTATTCCTACGACTCTACGGCCGACACCCGTAGTCGAAGTTGGCGTCTACTTAGTTAATCGCTAAGGACTACCAAAGCCCCATAACAGAATTGAACTGTTCTCTGCAGTTTACAAAACTGCTGCATCACCACAATGCTTATAGGGCAATAGGACGAGAGAGACTTGAACTCTCACGAGGGTTAATCCTCAGCAGATTTTAAGTCTGATGTGTCTACCGATTCCACCACCGTCCCATAAGTAGGAGGATGAAAAGCACAATACTCGTTGAAGGTGATTTTCATTTCCTTGTTAGTAAGATTAGCATGAGTTGCCGCTTTTGGCAAGTTCCATTTGGCGGAAAATAACATTTCCATCGACTTACGAGTTTCAGGACGCAAGATTTTCCTCCATAAATTGACGTTTGAAATCGTCCACTTGTTTTTGTATCTCTTCAGATACTGGTGGAATTTCGTTGACAGGTACCATCATGACAGATGCTCCATCAGGACGGGTAATTTTCCAGCAAACACGTTGATTTTCAGTCAACTCAAGCATAAACTCTAGATTGTCTTCTGCTTGTTTTTCAGTAACCCCAATAGGTCCAATCATTGTTCCTGTCGCTTACCTGCATATTATAAGGTATATATGCAGAAGTGTCAACCATTAGTTGAGGTTGATGATTGATGCCTTGATGTCACATGCCGCTGCAGCAGCAATAGAAATTGCGGCAGCTGCTTTAATAGAAACTGCTGCACCTGCATCCAGAGAAATAGCACCTGCCGCAACTGCTGCAACAAATGCACCAGCACCAACAGTAAATGTACAACCACCTGCTGCACAAGTCACTAGGAATGGACCAGGAGTTGTAAATGTGATGGGAGGTGTTGGCACAGTGCCAGGAGTGCAGACAACAGTAAATGGTCCGCCTACAGCATATGTTACCGATGCCAAAGGTGTTGGAGAAAGTGTGCCAACGTTGTGTACCTGAGTAACGTTGTTGCAGGTAAGGTTGGCGGAATTAATGAAGAAGTCACCACCAGAGAATGTCTTAGATTTGAATGCATCGCTCCATGTAGATCCAGCACTCTTCAATTCTCTACAACCGAGCTCCATCTCAATGGCATTAACTTTCATGTTTGCGCCAGTGACCATAATATCAAGGTCAGATCCAAAAGTCATAGTATGCTTCTGGACCTTATCCTTCTTAGCTTTATCTTCGCCTTTATTATCAACTTGCTTAGGAGCACCCTGAGCATTCAGGAAGTAACCACCGCCAACTTCAATGTGACAATCACCTGTAATCTTGAGGCGATAATCGCCACTAATAGTGCGGCAAAGATCGCCATCAACTAACTTACAATCATCACCATGGACCTCACTGGTATAGTTTCCAGGGAAGGATTCGTGGTCTGCAACAAAATTACCCTGATCTGCCTGCTGATTCTCAGTGCCACTTCCACTGCTAGTCTGACTTTGTACGTAAGACTGCACTTGTTGCTCTACTTGAGCGTCAGTCAAATTAGGATTCTGTGTCCTAATCTCTTTTCTTGCTTTATGCTCTGCAAGTGCCTGGTTATTTGCTTTGATAGACATTTTGGTGCGACCAGACGCTTCCTTTGTAATCGTTGCTTGTCTACCAGGAGTGCCAAGTTGTTGAGTAAATGCACCGTTAACAAAAGTCTTAGCAGCAGTAACGTATGGATCTGCTTCAGCAAAGAATGAATCGAAGAATCCACCTGCACCACCGCCACCTCCACATTGTCCATATTCAGGACCAGCAGGGGTAGCAGAAAGAGCCGCAGGAGTACAACCAGTGGTGCCAAAGAAAGGATACCAACCAATATCATCTTCACCGCCAGTTGCTTCTCTATCGCAAGATAAGAATGATCCTAGAAGGTCAAATAGGAAGGTCAGAATACTAACAAGATTAGTAAAGTTAAAACCATTCTTTACGATATTCTGAGCATCGTCAAATACTTTCTTACCTTCCTTGAAAGTATCCAAAAGCTCAGTTGCTTGTCCTACACCCGAAATGATTCCTTGGACTGCACTCAAAACACCTTGAATCGTAGAGAGAAGACCATCAACACCACAAATGATACCTTCAACCAGTGCATCAACGCCCTGTACTGCTGCCTGTGCCTTACTAAGAGCACCATTAACAATTCCTTCAAGAATGCTGGTGATGGTAGCAATAGGAGCCTGGATGAAAGAGATGATATTGGAGTCCAGATCACAAATTAGAGACAAAATTGAAGTAATTAAACCTTGAATCGCTGCCATTGTGCCGCCAGGAAGACCCAACTGTGCTGTAATTGCTGCTGCAGCAGACTCTAGGGGCTCCAAAAGGTCACTCAATGCCTGACGCATAGCAGAAACAACCTGTGCAAATACCGCACTCAGGAAGTTTTTCACCTTTGCCAGCAATTCTCTAGCACTAACTACCTTTCCATTGATAACATCGACAAAATTGCCTTCTCCGCCGCCACTAACAAGATTGCTAGCACTGGCAATTAAGTCTTCAACCAAATAGGTGAGAGATTGCGACAACATCTTCCAAGGACCACCCGTACCTTGTGCGGCAGGGATTGGCTCTGATGGTGTAGTCGGTTTTTGGGTGTTTGTAGAGGATCCTGATACACCACTAGCATTACCAACGTTTTTAGGTGAATTGCCATTTGAAGATGGAGTAGTTTGAGTTCCTCCAGAGATGGGGACACTATTATTACCAGTGCCTCCAGGTGCTTTCTTACCCGATGTAGTATTTGCTTCACCAGGGGGTAGATTTGATGCATTTGCACCCAATCCCTTAGGGATTTTCTCACCAGTCATGGTATACTCGTTTTCAGTACCAGTCTGGTTTTTCTCCATACGCAAAACACCCATTACAACGGGCATTTGTGCAGTTTCGCCATCCATGAAGAAACCCATGACGATAGCGCCAGGTTGCAACTGACCAGAAGATTCCCCCTGACCGTCATTACCTGCCTGATCAGTACCTTGCAAAACAGTTGCCCAAGGAAGATTTTCCGTAGGCAACTTTTGAGCAGATTCACCGTTTGGATTGGTATAGTAATTAAGGATTCTCGCTTTTACACGACCCAATTCTAGTGGATCTTCGTGGTCTTCTACTTCACCAACCCACCAAAAGAATCCGTCCTTTCCTGCAAAATTTGCATTTTGCTCATTTACAATACCATCAACTAACATTTACTTAAATTAAGGACTGTGATTTATTTATTCTTGTTTCTTAAGACGCTCCACTAACTCCATTCCATATGCTTCCATACGGTCGGGATGCACTGCTCGGATGCCCGCTTGCTCTATTGCAATTTTAATGCTTTCGGATTCTTGCTGAGAAAGTTTCTTGCCGTGTGCTGGGAGGGTCATTCGCTCTCTGAGGTGGTTTACCATACTATATTATCTGGGATTCCACACATTTCAAGTGATCTTAAGAATGTTTTTATACTTGCGTAAAAAATCTTAAGAGGTCAAAAATTTGCCGCGATTTTTTTCGGGCGATCTGGGAAATCAAAGGTCATTTTAGGTTAGGGGGGGTCTATGGGCAATGTCGGATTCGAACCAACGACCAACTGCGTGTAAAGCAGCTGCGCTACCGCTGCGCTAATCGCCCTCGTTTGAAATGATACATCCCGATTCCACCAAAGACTAGGTTACCATCAGGATCTAAACCTTTATCTTGACTTTGCAAACCCTCTTTATCTAGGTGCATTTCAGCAATGACTCTTGCATTGCCACGTACAATACATTCATTGCCAATTAGTTTGCCATCCCATCCTCTCCCGTTGTATGTGAATATCATATCACATTGGGATCGTCTTGTAAAGTCCTTAGTATAGTTTTCCATGATGATCTCCGTATCGGAGACCTCTACCAGTTTGTGATACCCTTCTCTATATGGGTTGTCTGGTCCTTCGGATCTATACCACTGTTTTGAATGATAAAAACCATCTTCCGTCTTTTCCCACAAGATAAACACCTGAGGAAAAAGAGTCGGAGATGACTGTGCTTGCTTTTTGTTATTATAAAGACCTAAAAGGTAGTAATCAAAATTAGTCGTCATAAACTAAACATTCTGGCGCTTCAGGGTTGGAATCGCAGTAGAGCTCCAATGATGTAGGATCATGTGTCTCTCCAGGATGATTCTCCTTATATTGCTCTAGTGCAGCGAGCTCTTGCTCAGTATGCCTTCTTGCTTGAGGCGATGTCTGAGGATCATCAAGGATTTGTTTATCTAAGTTGATGTGTGCGTCGATGTTTTCCATTGCTTTTGTATTCCTATGATACTATTTATCAAGAAGTTTTAACGCCATCCTTGTACAGTAACAACTCGGTAAATAATGTGCTGTCTGAGTATCTGTGTTTAACAGCAGCAATACAATACTTACCGCTGTATCTAAGATCTTTAGTTACTGTAGACCCACTTGCTTTTGTATTGGGAATGTTGATTGTAATACCATACCCAGCATAGAGATCTAAGTTTCCAGGGATGTTGACGATCAGTCTAGTCGATTTAAAGGAGCTAACTCTTAAATGTTTATAAGCATCTAAGAAAGGCAACTCATCCAGATTTTGAGTGTTAGCAGATTGCTCACTTGATTGTCCTTTAGGATCAAACAACCTATTAGGAAGTGGGGTGTACCTGATTCTTCTCTTAGATTTTACAATTGCTTTCACGTCATCATCATATGTTGTCACAGGACACTGCACATTGTCAAGGTGCTCCATGTCATTCCAAAATTCTTCGATGTCATATACCTGGGGTGTTTGACTTTGCTTATTCTCTACAGACAACTTTGAGTTACTAAACTTACTAGGATCAAATGCTGTAGAAAACCCAGCATAAGATCCATTTCTCATAATCTGAAGAAAGTTTCTATCTTCTGGGTAAGTAATCGAATCGATACGATATGAGTCAGAATCTTCATCACCTGCTTTCTTAGGTTGATATGAATAGGTATACATCCTTGCAGTACCTTCTGAAGGATTACTATCATTATTACCTTGTGCATTGATATCAGCAATAATCTGATCAATAGATTTAAAGTGATATCCCATTACATTTTCCCAGAAGATAAATCCATTCTGAGACTTATCACCCGCAGATGAGCTTCTGATAGATCTGTTTGCTACGAAATAGATTACATCAAATGGTCTCCAGTTACAAGCAATAAACTTCTGATCATTCTGAGTTTCTTCTGCAAACAATCTCTTCTGAGTCATCGCACTACCAGTTGCATTGCCACGCAAAATGCTTTCTACAATTTCATTAGCTTTCAGTCCATCAGTAAAAATAACTTCAGAAGAACCGAAAAGAGTTTTAGCTTCATTAATCATAAACTCATAGGATACCAATTGAATGATGTATCCTTCAGCAGATCCTTGACGTGATCTAGAATCAATATTATATGCTCTTAAATTGTAAGAGGTTGCAGAAGATTCTGTTGTGCTTCTAGTACCAGTTTCAATACTAATCTGCCACCTTTCAGATCCAGTCAATCGATTAGCAAGACCAGCAGAATCCTGCAATACCAACTCACCAACAATCGTAGGACTGTCTATTGCTTCTTCAACAGTGAAAGCCATAACAAACTCGCCAAGATCTGACACGCCATCGGAGTTTTCCCAGACATTACCATTCTTGTAGATCTTTACAGTGATCTTAGAGTCAGTTGTATTAGTTCTCTTAATTGCCATCTTATTAGAATTGTCTTAGGATATTACCCATAGGGTTGAGTTGTGCAATCAACGATTGTTTACTATTACCGTTGCCAGTTGGTACAAATTGCTCCTTAGGTTTAGATTGCTGAGCAATCTTTGTTGCTTGTTGTTGTGCTTGTGCTGCAACTTGTTTAGTCTCAGCATTCTGCACTTCTGTTAGTTGAGCAAGTGCCGATGTCGCTTGACGAGCAGTAGATATTCTATCACTTTTTGCATTGACAGATGCAGTAGTTGCAGATGTCATGATGGAAGAAGATCCAGGAGCACCAGCAAGAGAGCCAGCAGGAGCTGGGATTTGACCCATCACCCTACCAGCAATATATCTATCCCTTGCAGCACCCGTTAGACCCTGTGCAGACGCCTCAGACCTCGCTGCTTGCTGCGTCCTCCACTGAGAAGCAGAGAGGGACTTATCGGGTCTCTGACCAGCAGCCAGAGCACCAGGAGGTGAGGTTAGATTAGCTGCGGTAGGACTACTGGACGTAGCACCAGAAGGTTGACCAGGAGTTGCCTTTTCTCTACCATCGCCAGGATCGGGAGTAGAAGGTGTACCTGCACCAGTTGCAGTTGCAGCACCTTCAGTTGCTTTGAAGGGATTCATATCCTCACTATACTTATCCCCAAGT